CTAAACTTTCTGCACCTGAAGGATCAGCACAACCTCTGTTCGCCCCTTCGACGCCGAACGACCATCCAGAAACGAAGGCAACCAGCGCTGACCATCACGCGCGACCGTGCTCTGATCCTGAATCAGGCCACCAAGAACAATTACTTCGCCATCCTTCATATCGGCCACGGTCTGCAAGGACCGCGTATTTTTCGTTGGCGAAGAATTCACGCCGGTCGTGGTGTTGACGAAGCTGGAAATCTCTTCATCGACGTTCAGTTCTATCGTGTCGCGCATGACCGTTGGCGTCACATTGAAAATCACGCCCGCGTCCTGATACTCGACCGACTGGACCGGCGTGCCGCTCGTCCCCTGATAGCTGACGCTGCTGACAGTCGGCACCTGTTGCCCCACGTTGAGCTTGACCGCCTGACCCGAGACCACCCGAACATGCGGCGAGGACACCTCGTGAAACCGGCTGTTCGCCTCAAGAGCCGAAATCGCCAACGTCAGACTGGACGCGCTCAGACTAAACGCGTTCGGATCGGTAGACGACGACGCCGACCCGGAGCCGAACCCGAACGACCCACCGAACGCCTTGACCGCGAGACTAAAGCCCGAATTCTGCGAGTCGGTATCGTCAACCTCATACGCCCAGCCACGAATCACCACCTCACCGGCCGCCGTGTCCAGCTCGTCGAGCACCTTGCGCGCGCGCTCGAGCTCGTCCGCCGAACCCGACAGCACCAGTTGATCGGTCGATTGATCGATCCTCGCCGCGGCTGACGCAGCCGGCACGGCGGACGCCACCTTGTCACCCGGCGCCGCCGCGACCGGGCCGTTAGACGCGACCCGAGCGCCAACCAGCGGCTGAACCAGCCGAGCCAGATAATCGGCACGCCGGAACCGTGGCACATACACCAGCACGTGCTCATCGCGCCCGCCGTCCGCCTTGCCCTTACTCACGAACGACACCCCGTTACGCTCCATCACCTGATAACCGAGCGACTGCAGAAACGCCGCCGCGAACTGCCGGACGTCACCGTCCGCACGGTCATAACGGAACGACACCGGACGGTCATCGGCCAGCACATCAGGAGAGACCACATAAGGCGTATCCAGCATTTCGGCAAAAATCAGGTCCACCACCTGCGCGACCGGCACGAACCGAAGATCCACATGAGACCCCCGCATCTTCGGCAGCGCCGCCAGATGAACCGGCGCCGGCACCGACACACCCCCGACCGGCACCGACGCCGGCAACGGTGGCAATGTCGGAAGCGGCGGCACCGACTCAGCCCGAGCGACCGACGCAACCAACAACAGCAACCACAACGCCCGCCTCATTTCGCACCACCCGGCAGCGCAGCGCCAAGCGACGGCATCGCGGGCGACATAGACGGCGAAGGATCGGCAGGACCGGACCACATCGTGACCCGCTTGCCGTCAACCTCGCCCACGCTGGCGATACCCCGACCCATGAACGCCGAAGGCGACTCCACACGAAACCGGCCTTTCTCACCGACCAGCACGACATAAGACACCCCTCGCGCGCTATACCGGCCGACCTCACGCCAAGCTTCCGACACATCCGGCGTAGAGGCAACAGCCGGCGCAGCCGCAGCAGCGCTGCCCAACTTACCCGCCGACACGGACGAGGCAGCAGACGCCGCCGCCCCGCCCTTCGACTTCGCCACCCCGTGATGCAGGAAGCGCCACGCAAACCACGCGCCCGACAGCCCCACCAGCAGCACCACCCCGGCCAGCACCCACAACGATTTACGACCAAGCACGTTCTGGCGCTTGTCCACCACCGACTCAACACCCGCCCCGCCCGCGTAGCTCTTGTACAGCGGGAAAATCTCTGGCTGATACCGCCTGATGAACGTACCGATGCGCGTCCCGGCATTCTGCTTGCCCGTCTCGTACATCTCGACCCGATACCGCGACGGCGCACCGACGCTCTTGAGCTTGACCATGCGAAAGGACAACTCCACCACCGCACGGATTGACCGGTTGAGGTCCGCGATACTCTGGATCATCAGCACCAGATCGCATGACACCCCGGTCTCCGCATGTGTGAAGTGCCGGTGCATCCTGAAGAACGTCATATGCTCCTTAGTGATCTTTTCGCCGGCCGCCCACAGCTTCCACGCCTCGTCAATCACTACGAAATCACCCGCCCGCACAAAGCCCGGTATCACCTTCGCGCCGTCCGAAGACTCCACCTCCTGAGGAAAAAAACCCTCCCCTTTCAGATCGTCCGTGCGGACATGCACGATCGAACCCAGCCGATCAACCGGCAAGCCCCGCTTCTCACACAGATAGTCGTGAATCAGATCCTCATTCACCCCGTCGATATTCGTCACCACGCGACGACCGGCCGCCACCGCATCCAACAGCGGTCCAGAAACGACCTCGTAACTCTTGCCCGAACCCATCACCCCGCAATAGGCATTAATCGCCATCCCCGCCCCCGTCAGCCGATCACCGGAATCCGCCTGATGATGAAACGCAACACATACGCCGACACAATCGCCGGCGCCCCCACGCTGAACCCGCACAAATCGAGGAAATACCAAGTATCCGCACCCAGACCACCGAACGCCCCATTAAGCGCAGCAGCCGTAGGAAACACCCCCGCCGACTGCAACACCCCGATAAACTCGGTCGTCAGGAAATACAGCACGAAATACGCAAAAAACCGCGCGATGATCGACCGGACAACAAACGCCAGCACCACATTTAGCGCTGACAGGACAATACCGAACATAAGGACTCCTTAAGCCGTAAGGACCGTCAGAACCGCCGCGACAGCGAACGCCACTTCGAAACCAATCGTTATCCCCGACCCGTACTGTTCGAGCAGATCGCATTGCGTCGTGAACGTGTACGTGGTGCCCCACAGATCGAACGAAGGTTCCGGACATTGCGACGTGTGCGCAGGCACCGCCCACGCCTTCAGGTCCGACATCAACCCGAGCAGCGGCGCAAGAATCTGGGCCGCCGTAGGAATCGACTCCAGCGACGGCGCCCCGATACCGGGATCAGGGCCAAGATTTACCTGTGCGCCCGAACCCGGATCGGTCGCGGTCGTGGTGCCGGTCCCAGTACCGGTAGACGTACCTGTACCCGTCCCAGTCCCGGTAGTCGTGCCGGCCGGCATCGAAAACGGATCAGATGGATTCGCCCCGGTCAACGTCCCGGAGCCGGAAGTGACACTACCAACCGAAGGCGCGCCCGCCGACCCGCCCAGCGACGTCTCAACGTCCTGAGCCTGCCCAGACGTAGGCGGCGCATTCACCGGATACGGCAGCCCCGAGTAACCGTCATCCTCGGCCGCCTGCGACCACAGAGCGCCCACCAGCGCCGCCAGCAACGCCGGATTTAGCGGCTCGCTCAGATCATCGGCCGGCACGCCCGCCACAGTCTGATCAACCGATTCAGTAACCGGCGACGGCGAGCTGAAAGACGGCGGCGGAACATACGCGGTACACGCGCCACTGATCACCAACCCGGACGCGCACGCCGCTCCGGTCCAGCTCGTCGACGACTGCCCCGCATAAATATTGCCAGAGCCATGAGGCGAACCATCAGAGCCAACGACGTGATACGCGCACTGATACTCACCCTGATACATGTACGTGCAACCATCAATAATCTCAGTCTCGTTGTACGGCGCCAGCGAACCCACATTCGCAGCCTGCGCCGCCGCCTGCGCCGCAGCATCAGGCGACGAGCCAACCCCCGGAAGACTTTGCCAATACGACTGACCCGGCGTCAAAGCCGGAAACGGGCTTGACCCCGACCCACCCGACCCTTGCGACGAACTGGACGGATTAACCGTCACCGTGCCATCCGAGTTGAACTGCCACGCCGCCATAGAGTCGTCACCCAGCGAGGTAGGAACGCCGGCCAGCACCGCACCAATCCCGGCCGCAGCGCCCACCGCAATCCACGGCACCGCGCCGACCGCCTCCCCCGCCGCCGCCGCTATCGAAGCCCCGAGAGCAGCAGCCGACGCCCCAATCGCCTTTACCGTCTCAGCTATCCGGGGATCATTCGCAACGAACCCATTAGCCGCAGCCGTCGCGGCAACCACCCCCGCAATCGCCGCCGTCATACCAGGCGACGAAGTAGTCGTAGCCGCGTACACGCGATCATGCGGAGCCGTGAACACCAGCCCGAACAGCAGCACCGCCACCGACAGCACAAACGCAGGAAATCGCATGGTCAGCCCCCCAGACCCTTGCACACCGCCCACGCCGACATCAAACCCCACGCAAACATGACGACATACCAAGCCGTATTCGTATCCATCCCGCCCCCGCACCGCCGTTAACAAAGAAGGGCGGGCACAAGGCCCGCCCCACCGAGACCGCTAGCGCCGACCCTTACGCGCTGCGGATCATGCGCAACACAATCCGCGCGCCCTTGATCGCGACATACAGCAGCACCAGCGAACCGGCGACCGCCAGAATCGCCGTGACCGTGCTCGTAAAATCGACCTGACTGGTGAGCGACGTGTAATCGACACCAGTCGTCTGCGCGAACGCAGCAACCGGAGCCACCAGACCCGCAGCCACCACCGCCTTACGCACCACCGAACCCTTAACCGCCTGAATCAGACCGCGCATATACACTCCAAACAGAAGAACCGGGGAAGCGCCCCGTATCGCATTCACGCGCTTCGTACAAAATTCACGACCGCGCCAATCCCTCGACACACCATGTACAGCCCGACCACCGAGCAAAACGCGGTGCCCCAAAACCCCGCAGCTTCCGAATAATCAAACGCCGGCACATTCGCGCCGTTCGACAGGTCCAGATGCACCACCGCCAAAGTCCCCGCCGTGCCATCACTGGCCGTACACGCAACAGGCCCACCGCCAGCCGACACCGACACCGAAGCCGACGACGCAGCGGACACGCACTGAACGACATCCAGACCCGTACTCATCCGCTACCCCCTCTTAGCCGCCGCTGCCACCGAGCGAACCGCAGCCCATAACGCGCAACCAAGGCAGCACCCGAACGCACCCAAAGCAAGCGTCTGCACATCGAGCAGAAAAATACTGTCGGCGTACATGCAAACAGAAGCACCCAAACGCACCTCGGCTAGTTAATAAAACTTCGCGCAACAAACATCACCGGCACCACATCGAACGCACCATCGCAGTGATCGCAACCAGCGTGGACCGCTTCGTCTGCGTCTCCGAAGCCCCCCGCGTCTCGCAGCCGTGGCGTGAAACTCACATCGCCATCAGCCGGGCATAGGAACTCACCGCTTGAGAGTTCCTGCACCACGTACACCACCGCGCCACTCACGTTCACCCCTTGCTGGCCGCCGCCCGAGCCGTCGGCTTGAGCGAGTGCATGAGCGTTTTCTGAGTCTTGCCGTTCGTGACAATTTCAAACTCGGCCTCGCCCTCGAACGGAAACGGAAGGTGCTTGTACTTCTCGAACTCGGCGGACGTCCCGAGCGTGAACTCACCCACAGCAAAACCCTTCGCCGTACCCCTGGACTCATCAAGCTGAGTTTCGGTGTAGACCTTGGTCGAATCGAACGCCGTACCGTTGTCCATCTCGCCCTTGCTCGCCTTCATACCGAGTACCTTCACCGTGCTCACGAATTTCATAGCAATCCTCATCAAAATTAGCGGCTGGATTAAAGACCGCATCCTCCGTCCAGCCATCGTCGGAGGGGTCTAGATCGTTAAACCCACGCAACTTTTCACGCATGTGAATCGGCGCATCGCAAAGCTCGAAATCAGCAACTTTCAACCGCTCAGGCCACTCGCCACTCGTATTCGTAATGGCTTCCAGAAACGCCTCGTCGCCGAGAAGCGGACGCAGCACACCGACATACTTACCGTATGACGCGCGAATATTGCGGAGACTTGCATCGACGTTGATTTCTGCCGCCTTGCGTTTCACCTCGACGCGTTGCGGAGCAACGCCATCCGCGAAGAATTTCAAGCACGGATACGCACCGACGAAATAACCCGACGGATCGACGAGCACATCAAACGGAATCACCCGCTTGTTATTGCGAATCTCGACCTCGAAGCGGACCCACGCTGAAGACGCATCGCCCTGCTCCATGCCCTTCTCGTACACGCGGCACAGCTTGCCATTGCGGCGAAGCCCGACATACAAGCTTCTGCCCTTGCCTGACGGATTCCGCCAGTCGCCCCGATGCTCGTGACTTGGGCTACGGCCCGAGCACGAGAAAAGCCCGTCGTCGTACCACTGGTCGGCCTGATCGACTGTGTACTCACCCTCGAAACAGTCATGCGCCAGATCAACGCGAGTGATCGTCGGACGCCGCGCGGTATTCTTCAGGAAGTCATACAGCCGCCCTTCCCAACCCGGCTTTGCGGCAAGACACCCCTGCCCCGTGAGGTTCACGAGCATCGTTGCCCGCTGACTCAACCCGCCCAACGCTACGTAACCGTAACCGTCGCCGAGCTCCCACGCATTCAGATAAAAATCGCGAGACCGCTGCATATTCGCGGTCACACCAAAGCCAAAAATGTCCGTCAGGTGTCTGCTCGCCTCAAAGATCATCGATTCATCATCAACCAATGGAATTTCGGCAGTCTTGGCCCACGTCTCCTCGCCGACGGTGAACCGAAGCGTATCGATCATCGCGACCTGACCGCCAGTAGGCACACGCACCGGGATCGTTTTGACCTCGCCAGAGTCAGTGACAACGATTTGCAACCGGTCAAGACTCGCGAGCGGCGCTCTTTCCGTTCCCCCCCTGTTAGTCGAGGGGGGGCAAACCGCCGAAGCGCCGCCGCGTACGTCCTCGACGCTGCGGGCGTGCGCGGCGGCGCTCCGATCGGAGACGCCGTTAGTAGTGCGAACCGGAGTGGTTAGAAGAGTGTCTTTCAGCTTGCCCATGGTTACGCAGTCACCTCTACAGGAACAAGCGTCAACCGGTTCGGCTGACGGCGCTGGCGGTACAACTCGGCACGCGCCTTGTCACGCGCTTTGTCGGCGGTCTTCGCACGGACTTCCACCGTCGCGACCCGCGTCCCGATGCTCGAATACGCATGCACGCGATACGCAGACATGGATCAGCCCTGCTTTACAGAATCAATGCGGCGGAGCTTCTTTCGCAGAAGCCGCTCAACGAGCGCCGCAACCTGCACCGCATCGTCGCCATCAATCGGGAGATCGCCGTATCGTGTGCTGATCGCGAACCCTCGCTCCATGTCGGGGACCTGTTTCGCCAACGCGTAACTCAGGTCGTCCTGCTCTCTCGTCGTCTGCGGCATCGATACCCCTAATCGGCTCGTTTTTGTGGACCGGCCACCCCGCCGGTTTACCTTTTTGCCGGAACTGCTAGACTGCGGACTGTTCACACGTGTGAACGTTCACGACGTGTGAACCATAGTTCACGGACCGAATACTGTCAAGAGGGTCTGAATGAAAAGCACCAAATACTTAGACGAATTGGCGACGCGGAAAAATCTTCACAGCGACGCCGACCTAGCGCGATACCTGGGATGCTCGAAAGGTGCAATTTCCAATTACCGACACGGCAACCGCGTGATGGAAAACGACCTATGTCTGCGCATAGCGCTTGAACTGGACATGGACAATCCTCTGCCCGTCATCATGGCAGCGGACATGGACCGGGCGGAAAAGGCCGGACAGCAGTCCTTGTGGGAAATTTTTTTGCCGAGGATGGCGGGCATTAGCGCGGCGCTCGTCCTTGGCGTTGTCACAAATTTTGTGACACCCTCACCCGCGCAAGCCGCACCGCTACTGCAAAATGGGGTCGCAGCTAATTACATTATGTCAAATTACGGTTTTGCACCCTCGCGATGA